TAGTTCATGACCCTGCATTATCTGCAGTGGATAGAAAAAGAGTATTTCTATGTGGTCATGTTCATGACTTATTTAAAACAGCAAAAAATGTTATTAATGTTGGAGTAGACCAATGGGATTTTAAACCTGTTTCTTTACATGAAATTAGAGAACTTATAGAAAATGAAGTTATGTTAAAAAATTTAAACTAGAGGAGATATAATGGATAATAAACAATTTGAAGGAATATTAGTGAAGATTGAGGATATGAAGAAAACGTTAGGAAAGATTGAAGAAAATACACGAACTAAGGATTTAAAAGGAGACTGGGTTTGGAGTGAAGGTACAATACCAACTGCAGAAGATACTATTAATAATATAAAAGATAAGTTCTTTAAAAGGTTAGACTCTAAAACTGGGTGGGGAAAAAATGAAATTAAAAAAGCTTTTTTAGAAAGTACATTAGATTAGATCTTAAAAAAGAAGTGGCTAATTTATAAACCAAGTCACTTCTTTTTTATTTTCCTGCTCTCATTAAATGGTTATGTTATTTGATAAATATCTAATTTTACATTTAGAACACCTAGATAATAAATCTTCAAGAGATTTTTTTTTGTCAATTTTATGATTTTGTTGCTCTTCAGATAAATAACAAATGCAAGAACATTCTTTCTCGGTTATCTCACTTTTATGCTTATAACCTCGTTTTAACATTTCATTTTTTATATCTTCATGTCTTTTAAATAAAAGTTTTGGTTCTAAACAATTATTATTCAAATACCCTGCAACCTTTTTCCCAGCTTTTAAGGTGGAAAGAAACATATGTAATTCTAAATGTTCTCCACAAAGATGTTTTTGACAAAGAATCTTAGTTGGTACTGCCCACATTCTCATAATATATCACCCCCTGATTTTAGAATAATTTCTACTTCAATAATTTATATATATAAAGTTATATAGATTCTACTCGCTTTAGAACAATATAGAACAAATTATAAAAGGATGACGACATGGAAGATAAAATAAAATGTAAAATATGTGGACTAGAATTTACTACCAGAGGACTTGGAAGACATATTATAAGACACCAGATAAGTATAAAAGATTATTATGACAAATATATAAAGAAAGAAGGAGAAGGAATATGTAGAAATCCAATTTGTAATAATAAAACTAAATTCGCCGGTCTTAAAGGATATCAAAAACATTGTTGTTTACTTTGCGCAAATAAAAATCCGGAAACTTCATCTAATATAAAAAAGACTTGTTTAGATAAGTATGGGGTTGATAATCCAATGAAGAATAAAAAGATAAAAGAGAAGTGTGGCGACTCGTTAAAGAAGACTTTTCAAGATGATAATAAAAAAAAGAGAATTTCATTGAAAAGAGAAAAAACAATACAAGAAAAGTATGGAGTATTAAATGCAATATTAATTCCCGGAGTTAAAGAAAAGATTAAGAAAACTAATTTAGAAAAGTATGGAGTTGAATTCAGTTCCCAAAATCCAGACTTTCAAAAAAAAATTAGAGAAACCAGCAAAGAGAAATATGGAGTTGATCACTTTCTTTCTTCAAAAGTAATTATTGATAAGAGAAAAGAAAATAATTTAGAAAAATATGGAGTTGAGTGTGTACTACAGAGATTAGATATAAAAGAAAAGATTAAACAAACTAATTTAAAAAAATATGGAGTTGAACATAACTCGCAAGATCCTGAGATTAGAGAAAAAATGGTTAAGTCTCATAGAGAAACAATTAAAAAGAATGGAGAAGAGATTAATGAAAAAAGAAGATTAAGCAATATAGAAAAAATAAATGTTGGTTATCCAATGCAGAATAAAGAAATTAAAGAAAAATCTAGAATTACAACTTTAAAATCTTTTAGAAAGAAAATAGTAAATTCTTTAGATAAACTGAAAGTAACTTTGATAGATGAGAATGAATTAAATTATACTTCTGATTTAGTTCATTTAAAATGTAATGTATGTGGCAGAGAATTTACTAATAGATGGTATAATATACAATTAGGATATGGAAAATGTCCAAGATGTTTTCCTCGAAATTCTCCAAGTCATAATGAAATTGAGAATGCAGATTTTATAAAGTCATTAGGTCTTAATGTTGAAATTGGAGATTATAGTTTAATTAATCCATATCAATTAGATTTAATAGTTTATGAGAAAAAAATAGCTATAGAACATAATGGATTGTATTGGCATAGTTTCAAAGATAAAAATTATCATTTGAATAAAACAATTTTATGTGAAAAGAAAGGTTATAGGTTAATTCATATATTTGAAGACGAATGGATGTTTAAAAAAGAGATTGTTAAACATATTCTAAAAAATATTTTACATAAAAATGATTCCATTAGAATTCATGGTAGAAAATGTGAAGTTAAAGAGATTAATTCTAAAGAGAAAAATAAATTCCTAAATAAATATCATATACTTGGCGAAGATAAATCAGTCATAAAATTAGGAGCATTTTTTGACAAGGAATTAGTTTCTGTAATGACATTTTCACATGGAAGTATATCTAGAGGAAAAACCAAATCAGATTTAGATTGGGAATTAAGTAGATTTTGTTCTGATTATAATTATCGTATTCCAGGAATTGCAAGTAAATTATTAGAACATTTTAAAAGAAATTATAACTGGAAAGAAATTTATAGTTATGCAGATAGAAGATGGTCAGATGGTAATCTTTATAAAAAATTAGGTTTTGAATTTGTTCATCAAACTCCTCCAGACTATTGGTACTTAGGAAAAGATATGATTAGAAGAATTCATAGATTTGCTTTAAGAAAACGTTTAGATGAACCAAAAGATAAGACTGAATGGGAATTAAGATTGGAGGAAGGGTATTCAAAAATATTTGATTGTGGGAAGATAAAATTTAAAATAACAAAGGAGTGAGAAAATAATTATCCCACTCCTTTGGTTAAAGGTTATTTTATTTGATAAAGAAATTTAACATAATATGCTCAGCAACACGAGTCGGTTCTAATTCCACATCTATATGGAAAGTTTTAGATTTCAACTCATATTCAGTAGCACCAACAGATACACTATAATTATAAAGGCCTCTTCTCGCTCTAATATCTTCTAAGAATACAGTAATGGCTCCACTAACCTGTGACCATGTGATCTGATCATTGAGCTCGAAAATGAAGAATTGTGAGTACTGAGCAAGTGCTCTTTGGATATAAAGAACTAACCTCACAATATTCAAATCCTGTAATGCACTTGCTTTCGCTTGTGTAGTCAACTGACCCCACACAACATAACCCGCATTAAATTGAACAATAGGATTTATCTGTTTCAAATACATCTGATCTCTCTGACCTGATCTCGGATTAAAACGAAGTTCTTTAATTGTATTAATTGATGCCCGATTAAATCCAGCAGCTGCATACCAAATCTCAGCAACTTTATCATTTCTCGGTAATAGATAAGACATGTGATACATAGGAGAAAACCATACATCTCTCCCAGAGAATATATCATAAGTTCTATTATACTCTTCATAAAGAGCAGCGTAATAAGTATTATATGTTTGGGTATTTGCTCGAGCAGTCATACTTGCGGTATAGTCAGTATTATCTCCATTATCAAGAATAGCTACACAGTCTTTTCTAAACTCTGCAAGAGTAACTATTTGAGCTTTTACGTCTTCATGATATCCAGCATCAAATATCATATTAAAATACATTCTTTCAGGATCTAACATTTCTTGATCATAAGTTCCAGCATAACCATTGGCAAGAACCTCATTACCTTCAGAAGCAACAATATCTCCAGTAGCGTCTAACAGAGATCCATCGCTCCCTCTTTTTAATGGATAAGGGGTATTTAAAGCATAACCATCCGCAACACTTCCATAAGATTTTTTAACTATATAAGTAATTTCAGAATCTTTATCAAATGTTGAAGGACTACCATTCCAGGATTGGGTAGCTCCAGCTAATGTTCTTTCATTAAATACATTTATAATAGCACCATCATCGTCAGTTGATGCTCCCAACCAACCCCATATTTCAACACCTTTTCCATCTTTTGCAACTATACAATAAGTAGCGTCGCCAGCTTCTGGATCAGTTTCCCATGGAGTAAAAACCTGATTGGTGTCAGTTATTGTTGCAGCACCATCTGTTTTAACAGCTGAAACTGTACCGATATTTTTGTCATATATTCTGGCCCATTGATCATAACCTTCTGTATAAGCTCCACTGGCCAATGTCATTTCTGCCCGAATTACAGAAGAATAAAGTTGAAGAATGTCTACAATAAAAATAGAATCACCAGCTGAATCCATTGCTTGAGGATTGAAAGAGACTTCAAAAGATTCAATTATAACGGTATCTCCATCTGATTGTTTTTCATATATATCTAATACATATGTATCAAATAACATACTATTAGAATGTTCAGTAATTCTTAATCCTAAAGCATTATAATATTCACCTCTTCCAATAGGATATATCATACATAATGGATATGTTGGAGCAGCAGCCACGAGATTAGTTTTAATTTCAGCTAAGCTCCCCACATCAGATACATAAGTAAAACCTATTCCAGCAGTTGTATCGCCCGCATCTAAAGTAATATCTATTCTCTGGTTTGCAAAGGATGCGTCAGTTGGAAGACATCTCATAAAATAAAGAGAAGACGATTCTCCAAGAAAATTATAAGCACAATACAATCCCTGAGAAAAATTAGAACCATAATCTATAATATTTGGTTCTCCATATAAACCTACTAACTCTGATCTTGAACTAACAAACTTTATTTTATTATCTTCACCTTTCTTTGTAATTCCACACATTAATCCTACAGTTCCAGGAACCGCTTGTACATAAGTACTTAGATCAATTATTTTGGTATATACACCAGGTGATATTGGATTTGCCATTTGAATACTCCTAATATTGAATTTTTAATTCTAGTTGTGAATTTTCTATTGATTTGAAATCGCCTTGGTGGGAAAAGGGACTTTCTATATAGTCCCAATAAATTCTAGAAATATAAATACCATACAAAAACTAATTGTATGGTTGAAGATTTTATTATAGTTGGAAAAGTAACTCTTGCAAATAAATGAAATGGACCTCCAAAACCGCCCGAATTGTCTCCAGCAGTAAAAAGTCCTGCCTCACTAATTTGTTTACTTACTGCGTCTTCTACTCCAAAAGTGAGACCAACTCTATTAATTAACCACGCACTATCATTATCTGTGTCTTGAATATAGGTAGTTGTAATAGGAACTTTATGATAAAATCCATGATGGTAGTCAGCATAATTTGCATTTGTAGCATGTATTGGAACATCTTCTTCAAGTTCGATATCTTGATTACAAGGAGAATACGGATCAAATGGATCTGCTGGATTTACTCCACCACATCCAAGTCCAGCCCAACAAATAAATTCTTCTATATCAGGAGTAATATTTGTATTTTGTGTTTTAAACATTCTTTCACATATTAGTTCTCTACCAAGATATATAACTAAATTACTTTTTCTAGATAATTTCTTTATTCCATCTAGTCCTACTTCATATATTTCTACCATTCCTCTAGGTTGTCTTGCTCCCTTTTTCATATGTGAGATACTATCGACAAGACATTCATCTCCATAGTGGTCATGAATTTCTATTATTTTATCATTAGCTTTCATAAGTTCTGCCATAAATATTTTCCTTTTTTGATACTCCTAATTTTTATTTTGTTCTAGTATTAAGTAGAAGTTAGTAGTGTTATCTATAATTATCTTTTGATGTTAACCCAATATTCATCCAGTTAGACTGGTGCTTAATTGAGAAGTTGTATTATGAGCAACTTGATGAATCTCAAAAAGTTTGTTTAAAACTTTTCTTATTTCACCTATGTATTTTGCAGATTTCAAATCAATATTAAAGAAACGTTCTTTTATATTGATTGCTGCATTTATGTCAGCGTGATCATGATGTCCACATTTCTGACAAATAAATTCGTCTTGAGTTTTTCTATTCTCCTTATTTGTATAACTACAAATTGAACATTGTTGAGACGTATAAGCAGGATTTATTAGATGAACTTTTATTCCAAGATCTTCTGATTTTTGTTTGAATTTATTGATAGTTCCTTGAACTCCTAAACGTCTCAACAAATAGTTGTACTTCTTGTTAAAGAAAGAACTTTCATGAATTGATAAGTCTTCTAAAATAAAATGTTCTTTAGTAGGATATTTAGTAACTAATTGATTTAATTGAAAATTAATGAAGTTAATACTTTGATTTGAAAGTTTCTTTTGTTTTTTCAAATACTTTTTAGAATCATAATTATTTTTTATTTCTAATCTTTTAACTTGTTTTTCATAAGTTAGAAACTGATTTAGATCTTTTTTCAACTTTTCATTATTTGGAATTATTTCTTTTTCAGAAGTAGTTATCAAATTTATATAACCTAAATCGATTCCAATTGAATTTTGTTTTGTTACTTTTGAAATATTTTTCTTCCTAGAATTTATTTCTTCATAACTAGTAACTATTTCTAATCTTTCATAAATTGTATCATATTTTAAAATGAAAGAGTTGTTTAATTTGTTTCCTTTTAATTTTCTTTTATGATATTTTGAAAACTTAATTGGGATAGATATTTTCTTCCATCGACCTCTTTGTTTTTTAATGTTATTCAATCTTGTATTTGTAAAAATTTCAAACCAATATTTAAAATATTTTGAACTCGTAGATTTATCTAATTTTGAACTTCTTAAATCAACTTTTATTGAAGGATTTTCTAATTTGGGAACTTTAGATTTTCTTACATTCTCAAAAAACTTTTTAGTTATTGTTTCTTTTACTAAGTCTTTGTTTTTATTCCAATAATCAAATACTTCATTATAAAAATTGTCATTTGTTTTATCAAATCTACGTTGAATATAGTCTTCAACCTCAGACCAATTATTAACAAAATATTTTAAATAGTTTAAAAATTTGTTTTCAAATTTTAGTTTTTCTATAATTTTTAAGTATCGTTGTTGAATGATATTAAAAACTTGTTCTTGAATTTGTTGAAAATGATGACTTCTCAACTTGAAATATTGATTATAAAATTTTGTATGGTTGATAAAAGCATATTTGTAACTTTCCAATGGACTATCAAATTTCCATGAAATCAATATGTTAGCTACATATTGACATTCTTTTAAAAAAGAAATAGTTTCTTCTTTTTTAGAGAAATTTTCATCTGTATGAAATTTAATAGATTTAGTCATGTTCTTTTTTATCTTCCTCTACAAAATATTTTAATGCTTCGTTTACAACTAAGACCCATAGTTTTTCCTTGTTTTGCAGCTATTCCTTTGATATCTCGATGAGTTTGTTCTTCTATTTGAATGTTTATGTTTTTCATTTTTAATTCTCCTTAGTTTTATTATTTGTTCTACTAACTGTATTATATTAGAAAAGTTTATAAAAACTATATTGTTAAATTAATGAGGAGAGTTTAATATCTTTTGGAATACTATGGGTCGAGTTGTTATTTAAACTCCCCCTGGTCGTTAAGAAAGGCGCAACAGCTATATATATTAATTAATGGAATGATAACTTGTTAATTTAATAAAAGGGAGAAATAATTATGAAAATGATTACAAAAATATTATTGGCGGCAGCGCTTGCAACATCTTTAATTTCTATAACCATGGTATTTAGATCTGAGTATCTGATGATGAAGTTGACTTCTTCTGGACTCATATCAAGGATGTGGAATGTGAACGAAATTGTTGATCTACATAGATCAATAGAAGGTACATATGTAATAGGAGCAATATTTGCTGCAGTGTTGTTTGTTGCTGGTATTATTAGTATTGTAAAGCCGGTAAAGGAAAAGGTTGATAAAAAGAAGGTTGATAAAAAAGGAAAGAAAGTAGGAAAGAAGATAGGAAAAACCATTGTAGATAACATCAAAAAGGTAGTTCCTATAAAGAAGGAGAAGGATGTGGAAGAAATTGAAGCAGAATTTGAGGAAGTTAAATTGGAAAAATAACGGTTATCATTCCGACCGTTAAGGGCTGGGTACATTAATTTAGTTGGGTAATTTACCCAGTCCTTTTTGAAAACAAAAATAATAGAGGAGGTGAAAATAGATAGTATTATAGATAGTATTATAAATTTAATTACAAAACTTTAAAGGGAGAAAAAATGAAAAAAATATTTAATATGTTACTATTTTTATTAATATCGTTATTTTTATTAGTTAGTTGCGAAAATGCAAAAGCTTATGTAATCAATGACAACCCGCATGATGCCATTGGTAATATATACGAGTCGTATGGAATTGATGTTGGAGTGGTTGGTGGAATAATGTCTGTTGATATATTCACAGATTTTGACGGATATAACCGGGTGAATACCTGGGATACCTATTATGCAGATTTGGGGATGGATTTTGACCATGATGGGGTATATGAAAGAGCATTCGCTTTTAATTATAATCCTACTATCGAAGGAAAGTTAGTCAATGTCAATAATTGGCATTCCTCAATATGGCATAAAAATCACGATGGAGGAAACGTCGGCAGTTATTTATATGGACCTAACCCTATTATAACTGTAGACGGGTATTCAGATAGTTGGTTTTATGGGTATCTTCAAAATGCTTCTGGATTACATTTTTCAATTCCTCTTACTCATGTTGATTATGATGGTCTGGTTGACTTTACATGGGGTACAGCAACCTGTGGGAACGATCTGGTTGAAGGAACTACAAAGGCCGCACCTGTCCCTGAACCAGCTACATTATTACTTCTTGGATCTGGTTTGATTGGGTTAGCTGGAGTTGGAAGAAAAAAATTTAAAAAATAAATATTCCATGGTTACCTCCTTGGATATGAATTGGTGGATATCAATAAGTTAAAGATACCCACCAATTTTTTTGTTTAAAAATTAGAATAGTTATCACCTATTACTATATATATTAATTAATGGAATAGATAACTGTTAACCTTAAACAAGGAGAAAGTTATGGTCATCAAACTTCGAAAGAAGGGAGATAAGGTAGAAGCATCTTCTACGGAATCTTCCAAGGTCTTTAAAAAGGATTTTGAAGAAACTTTAAGAAGTATTAGGAAAAACATTTATCGTCGTCCGAGTAGTAGATAACGATATTGTGGGGATTCTAATTCCCCACTTTTTTTTGTATGAAATATTATCCTACACCTTCTGATAATATAAAAACAACGACCAGGGAGAGTTTAACACCTTTTAGAATACCATAAGTCAAGTTATTATTTAACTCTTCCAGGTCGTTGAAAAAGGATTAGAATCTATATATATTAATTAATGGAATGATAAATCGTTAATATTTAAAGGAGAATAATATGAATTGGATTAAGAAAAAATGTTTGGTCAATCCTATAAATTGGATTAAGAAAAAATCCATGAATAATTATTTGCAATGGATTGATCGGTATGATCCCGACCAAAAATATATGGTTGGAGGTTTATTAATTTTGAAATATGGATTTGGAAAATCTATAGAAGGAACAGAAATGAATTGGATCCAGGCAAGATGCTGGAGCAATTATTCACGATGGATAGATGAGAAGGGTAAATGGGAAAAGATGTTACTTGGAGGAATTATGGGAGTTGGAACCTCTTCCAAGAAAGGAGTTATAGTGGTTGGGAAAAAAACATATGAAGTTCATAAGGGATTTCAGAATATTCGAAAATTTTGGAAACTTTATAGAGCACCAACTCCTTCTACTTCTAAGGGGAAGAAATAAAAAATGGGAGTTATTTAAATTACACATAACTCCCATTTTTTGTTACTCTAAAATAGGATTTATAGCTTCAAGACCTTCTACTGAATGATCATACGCTTTCCAATCATCTTCGATTTCATCAAATAAATGAAACTTAGCATCAAAGTTTAATAAGAATCCACTATCTGGTTTTATATCTGCCTTTATTATCCAACCACCAATTGATGGAGTTAAAGCTTTTCTTTTTAAATAATTAGTTTGTCCTTCAAATGTTCCACATACTGCCCCAAAGATTGGACCAAATAAAGCTTGAACCTGAACATGGAGATGTCCACATAAAACAAATCTTGTTGTGGGTTGAGCTTTTGTTCCTTTTGTAATATTAGTTAACTCACTAAAAGCAACTTGTTCCATTCCCTTTTGAAGTCTATAAGAAACACTATATGGAACACCACCACTTGGATGCCATAATTTTGCTGAAACATTATCTAGTAGAGGAACATCCGCTTCGTCATATCCAAGATAATGAAAATTCTCTATTTGATTAGCAATAGAAAGTAATGGATTATGTCCACCACCTTTCTTAATAAAAGCGTAGTCGTGATTTCCCCCAATTGCATACCATGAAAATCCTCGTGGTAAATTATTTACAACTGATGCTTCTTGTTCTTCAGCAGTAGTTGCATATACATCAAATAATTGTCCAGGATAAACATTATATCCAGCAACTACATCACCTGGACATAATATATGTTGGACTCCTTCTTTTCTACAAATCTCAGCAAATTCATTTAAAGCAGTTATTTGAACTGACTTCGATCCAAAATGTAAATCAGATGCAACACCAAACACAATTTCTTTTTCAGATAATTGTTCTACTTTATAATCTTTGGGAGCGACTTGTGAATTAAATATTACATTTCCATTAGAAATAGTTAATTCTAATCCATTAGCTCTATATTCCTTTACTTCTTGATATATATCCTTAGGAGAACAATTAAGATCATTACATAAGTCTATAATTTTGTAAACTTTATTTTTTGTTATGATATCTAAAAAAGTTTTTTCTTTATGTTTCTTATTTATTGATTTTCGTTTTCCACTTATAATTTTATGTATATAAGTTCTGAATGAAGAAAGATTTGATTTATATTTAAATCTTCTAACTGCGGTTTCATACATAGTTTTACCACTAAGACCTTTTCCTGATGCATTTTTTATGTAATCAACCAATCCATTTTGATAATGCGGCATAATTATAACTCCTTTTATTAAAATTCTATTAATTTATTTTAAAGTTTGTTCTGGTATAGAGTGAAGAATGGCGTTAAAATGGTTGCTCCTATTGACTTAGAAAAGTTCGTGAGAATAATGTTCTAATCTTACTTACTATATATATAACTTAATGAGATGAATTTATTATAAATTAAATGAGGAGGAAAAAATGATAGTATATTTTAATATAAGATTAGGGAAAGAAGAAGTTTGTTGGAGAGCAAAAAACGGTGAATTGAATAGAACTCTCCAGATTATAAATAATACTGGATTAGAAATAAATGAAAATGAGTCCATAAAATGTGAGTTGGAATGGTTAAATTCAAAGACTCACTCATTTCTCTGTGTCAATAAAGCTAAGATTAAAGACGACAGAATATGTGGAGTTTTCTTAAATCAGTGGTGTGGATTTTTAACCAATAAGACTACTATGAAAGAAGCGAGTTCTAATGGGGGACCTGGAAATAGCGAATCCAAGATGGCTATTTTGTTTCTTGAAACTGAGATTCAAGTTTTGTCATATAAAAATAAGAATGGGAGTAGTTATTATATATTGGGACAAGAAGGATTTAAAGTAAGAGAAATATATGAGTCTGGAGGGTCTAAGATTGAAATTATATAGGAAGGGGAAAAAATGAAAGTATTTTTCAACATAAATTTAGGAAGAGAAGAAACTGCATGGACTGCCAAAAATGGATCGAACAAAAAAATACTTCAAGTAATAAATAAAACTGGACTCAAAATAAAGAGTAATCAAATGGTGGAATGTGAGTTAGGGTGGTTAGACAAACCAAATCGTTCATTTCTTATTATTACTAGATGTAAAAATAAAGATAAGAGATATAGAGGAGTTTTCCTAAATAAGGCATTCGGCTTCTCCACCGATATTCCTTCGGTAAAAGAAGCAACCTCTGAAGGAAGCAGTTCAGGAAGTAGAGAGTACAAGATGGCTGTTTTGGTTATTGAAACTGAGATTCAAGTCTTCACCTTTATGGATATAAATGGAGGAGATATTTATAAACTTTCATCAAAAGGGTTTGATCTAATCAATATATATGAGAAAGAATATTCTGAAATTGAAATTTTATAGGAAGGAAAAAATATGGGCATTAATTTATATTGCCCATATTTTTTTGTTAAATACTTATGTTTCTATTCTACTAATTCCTTTACCATCCTCAAAGGCCAAATTTAACATATGTTCAATAAAGACACATAAATATGTTGCTCCATTTTCTTTGTCTTCAGACATCATCTTTTCTTCTATGAAACTTCTTAGTTGATTTAAATCATCAATCCTATAATTATTTGCTTTTACTAATTCTTCTATGTGTTCATCTGAAATTAAAATATACATTCTTTATTCTCCCTATTTATGTAGATGTTGAAGTTTAGATTCTTCCATTTCTTTTGTATAAAAACAGTAATGTTGTATCTTTGATTTTGCAATAAACCTATTATTATAATAATCTGGTACTGGTATAATATAACTTGGAAAATGGGGCATTGCATATCCTTTATAATGAGGAGTATATGTTATTCCTTCCATCCATTTAAAAGCTTTACAATGACGTGCACCAGGATATTTCTTAACAGGTCTATTATCTTCAGTAACCATCTCATAATCAAATAACATAAAGGGAAGACCTGAATCCTGAAAGTTTTTAAAGTCTTCTTCAAATCCAGGACCATACTTTTCATCTTCATCTAATGCTAATACATAATCTGGTTTTATTTCATCTAACGCTCTTATCATTAATTCTCGCCAATTCCATCTATTCCATTTTTGAGTATCTCTAATTGTTTTACTGGGATTATCTAAAGTATTCCATTTATTCCATTTTCTAACATCTCTATCTAATTTATCTGACTCTGGATAAGTAGACCAACAATCAGATAATATATTTTCATCCCCATTATTTTGATCGTATCTTAAAATTAATACATCTATATATTTACTGAGATCATTTACCATTTCTGGTGCCTTTGGAAAATTCATTATTGGCATTACTCCTGCTATCATTTTTTCTCCTTTCACAAAATAGATTGTTTGATATTGTTAATCACCATAGAGAAGTGGTTTGAACTGTTCTTTCCAAATTCGTTCATAAGAAAATTCCCATAGATCTGATCTGTCAGGAATTCTTGGTATAATTTTATCCACTAATACATTGAAGTACTGTTCTGGAGATGGATTATAACTAACTGTTTGTAAATCTCCTGTTTGACCACTTTGTATACCAGGTGTTCTAAAAGAACTATCAAAATATATTGCACCTGGACCTCCAAATTCTGATAAGGAAGGAAGTCTATTACTAAGAATAAGAAGATTACCAGATATCTTGGCTTCTAATTCCACATTAGGAGATACTTCTGACCAACTTGCAAAAACAAAAATATTAGCTAACTTATAAATATCAGCAACGGCTTTTCTTGGAAGAGGTCTATTCTCATTTAAGTCAGATGTAAAAATAAAGTCTTCGTTTTCAATAAGTCCTTTAGATATTATAGAAGTCTTTTTTACCAATATTTCTGTTTGAACTCTACTTGCATTAGCATTGGCAAATATTAATGCTACTTTTAAACCTTTCTTTTTCAAGGCAGCAAAAATATCAATGGTTGAATCAATACCTTTTGAATCCATACGAGTTGAACAAAGAGGAAGTATTTGAATTGCATTTTTCTCGTAGAATTTTAATTGTTTTGTAATATCCCAAGCCAAAGGATGAAAGTCATTAAACTCTCTAAAGTCTTTTGGATTATAAACACATCCTATATCATCAAGAGAACAATTATATTGTTTCGCTACTCCAGCCTTTTCAGATTTATTCATATATACAATAGTAGATTTTGGTGGGAGACTATATCTAAGACTATCTGGATATTTCGGATTTTTGGGTGGATTAGTCCAAGAAGAGTGAATCCAATGATACCAATGACCTTTTAATGTTGGAGCAGCATTTCTAATAGCTTGATTCCATGCGAGGAAATTACCTCCTTTTTGATATATTAAATCAGGGGTAAGAATTGCATCATAATCTTTTAGGAGGGTTTTATATTGTTCTGTATAAAAGTTGACTTTTTCTTTAAAGTCATTTGTGGCAGGTGGTACTAATACCTTTTGTATATGTGGATAAATATCACTTGGACATCTTGAGTCTACAAGGAAATCAAAGTCCTGGTTAAAATATTCTAATAATTTTGCTCTTGCTAACCACCCAATGTGGAGAGCATAACCATCTTGAAACGAACCGAAGTGACTTAAAAT